AAATTGAAGAGGGTGCAGCCTGGACTCGTAAAGAGGGTAAGAACAAGTCTGGTGGTTTGAATGAGAAAGGACGTAAGTCTTATGAAAGAGAAAACCCTGGTTCTGATCTGAAAGCACCTTCTAAGAAAGTTGGTAATCCTCGTAGAGCTTCATTCTGTGCAAGAATGAAAGGTATGAAAAAGAAACTAACTAGTAAGAAGACTGCTTCCGATCCTGATTCAAGAATCAATAAGTCCCTTAGAGCCTGGAACTGCTGATGAAAAGTTTTCAAGAATTTTTAAAAGAAAGTGTCACTATTCATGGTGACTTCAACGGAACACTGAATGTAGGTGGTGGTTCTCCTGAACAACAAGTTCAAGAGAATTATCAGTATCTTGCTGATGTTGTATGGATGGGAAGTATATATAGATTGAAGTTAGAACAAGGAAATTCGGTTAGACTTCCAACCAATCAAGAACTTGCCGAACAACTTCAAGGAGAATATCCTGGAGCAATTGTTCAAAGAATTTATCCAGTCCAAAATACCTCAAGAGTGAAGATATCAGGTGTTGAAAGATATCATCCAGCAAAATTAGAATGGGAAAACTATGGCACAGTGGAATAAGACTACACAAGATTATTTAAATCAAGAGAGAACTCTTCATGAAGTTTTTATGTGTGCCGATAGATACGGCAACATTGGAGATTGTGGAGTAACTACTGGTACAAGTGGTGGATCAGTTGATGCTTTTGGAAGATCAAGAACATCACAACCATGTACACTTGCCGACTATACACACATTTATGGTGAAGAAGTAGAACTTCTTACGAAAGTTGTTGGTGTTGGTGCTACAACCGAAGTAAACCCAAATACGGCATCTATCGCACTAATTGTTGGAACTGGTGCAACAGATCAGGTTATCCACCAATCCAGAATGTATCATCACTACATGCCTGGTAAGTCTCAATCTGTAATGGCAAGTTTTAATTTTCTTGATGTAAGAGAAAATACGACAAAGAAAATGGGATATTATGATGATAGAAATGGTGTATTTGTTCAGCAAGAGGGAGACGGAACTGTTTCTGTTGTAAGAAGATCTTTTAATACTGGAATTGCCAGTGATACAGTCGTTAATCAGGTTAATTGGAATTTAGATCCCATGGATGGCACTGGTATTACTAGTGTATCTTTGGACTTCACCAAAACACAGTTGTTTGTCTCAGACTTTCAATGGTTGGGTGTGGGTAGGATAAGATGTGGATTTGTTCTGGGTGGGAGAACTATATACTTCCATGAATTTAATCATGCTAATGTGGAAGAACATGCATATTGGTCACTTCCATCACTTCCAATTAGATGTGAGATTGCTAATACAGGAGCTGCTGTTGGTATTACATCAATGGAACAAATCTGCTCCACTGTATTGAGTGAAGGTGGATATGTTGAAACTGGTGTTGAGTTTGCTGCACATAACGGACCAATAACTTTATCAAGAAATACACAAAGCACATTTAGACAATGTGTAGGTGCTATCAGACTATCCAATACATTCAAAGGAATTCCAAATAGAACAACAGTTAGATTAACTGATGTTGAAGTATTAAGCGATTCCACAAATTGTAGACTTGAGATTTGGAGATTACCAGGCAATAGTAATATTACAGGTGGAACTTGGGTAAGTGCTAATGATGATTCTGCAGTTGAATATAATGTTGGTATTGGAACAAGTTTTACAACAACTGGTGGAGACTTGAAAAATTCAACATTACTTGCTGCAAATAATCCATCAGGAAAACAAGCATCATCTACGGTTGCATTTAATCCAACTACTGCAAGAAGATCTTATATTGCACAAAATATTGATGCCAATGATAGTAACATCTTTGCTATTATTGTAGAAAATTTATCTGATACTAGTGAAACAGATATTTACAATGCATTTCAGTGGAGAGAAACTAGGTAATTTATTATGTCTGATAATGGAGTATATCTTGGTAATCCCAACCTAAAGAAGGCGAATACCCCGATTGAGTTTACCCAGGAACAAGTTCTTGAGTTTCTTAAATGCAAAGATGATCCAGTTTACTTTGCAAACAACTATATCAAAATTGTTTCTCTGGATGAAGGTCTTACACAGTTTCATCCATATCATTTTCAAGAGAAGTTAATCAATAACTTCCACGAAAATAGATTTAATATCTGTAAGATGCCACGACAGACTGGTAAGTCTACTACTGTGGTTTCTTATCTACTGCATTATGCTGTCTTTAACGACAGTGTGAACATTGGTATTCTGGCAAACAAAGCAGCAACTGCAAGGGAACTTCTTGGAAGGCTACAAACTGCATACGAGAACTTACCTAAATGGATGCAGCAGGGTATTATATCCTGGAACAAAGGTAGTTTGGAGTTAGAGAATGGCAGTAAGATATTGGCAGCTTCTACGTCTGCGAGTGCTGTCCGAGGTATGTCATTTAACATCCTCTTTCTCGACGAATTCGCGTTCGTCCCAAATCACGTTGCTGACTCGTTCTTTGCATCTGTTTATCCTACTATTACTTCTGGTAAAAACACCAAAGTAATCATCGTCTCCACGCCACACGGTATGAACCACTTCTACCGTATGTGGCACGATGCGGAGAAGCAAAAGAACGAATATGTTCCCACTGATGTTCACTGGTCAGAAGTTCCAGGAAGAGACCAGAAGTGGAAAGAGACTACTATTGCAAACACATCTGAAGCACAGTTCAAGGTTGAGTTTGAATGTGAGTTCTTAGGTTCTGTCGATACACTTATTGCTCCATCGAAATTACGTTCGATGGTTTATGATAATCCTATTACAAGAAATGCTGGTCTAGATGTATATCATCCTTCAGTGAAGGATCACGATTACATTATGACTGTTGACGTTGCTCGCGGAGTTAGTGAAGACTACTCCGCTTTTGTTGTGGTTGATATTACAGAGTTCCCACATAAAGTTGTAGCAAAATACAGGAACAATGAAATTAAACCGATGTTGTTCCCCAATATCATATATGAAGTAGCAAAGAACTACAACGGAGCATACATTCTTTGTGAAGTTAATGATATTGGAGACCAGGTAGCATCTATTCTTCAATATGACTTAGAGTATCAGAACTTACTGATGTGTTCTATGAGAGGTAGAGCAGGTCAAATTGTTGGACAAGGTTTCTCTGGTAAGAAAACACAGTTGGGCGTTAAGATGTCCAAGACTGTTAAGAAAGTTGGGTCACTGAACCTCAAAACAATTATTGAAGAAGATAAACTTATCTTCAATGACTATGAAATTATTTCAGAACTAACTACATTCATTCAGAAGCACAACTCGTTTGAGGCAGAAGAGGGTTGTAATGATGACTTAGCAATGTGTCTAGTCATCTATGCCTGGATGGTTGCACAAGACTACTTCAAAGAACTTACTGACCAGGATGTTCGTAAGAGACTGTATGAAGAACAGAAGAACCAAATTGAACAGGATATGGCTCCATTCGGTTTTATGGATGATGGACTAGGAGATGATACTTTTGTTGATGCTCAGGGTGACCGATGGTCAAATGCATCAGTTGGTGAGTATGGTGATATGTCTTATATGTGGGACTATATGTAATGGATTTAGATGGTCAGATAAAACTTGGTCATTTACTTCTTAGTGATAGGAAATGTAGAACTTGTGGTGAGGTTAAAAACTTGATAGATGGGTTTTATAGAATAAGAAAAGGTGGGTCATTGCCCTCTTCATATTCATATGAATGTAAGCAGTGTACCATCAAAAGAGTCTCCGAGTCAAAAAAGAAAAAGAGTAATAACTTATGGGAGTATCCTGACTGGTAATAGGTTCATGCACGGTTTCCCTTCTGTAAAGTCAATTTTTAATAAATAATTTTCAGATAAACTGAGATTACGGAGAACAAAACATGGCGACTCCTCAATTATCTCCAGGCGTACTCGTCAGAGAGGTTGACTTAACTGTAGGGAGAGCTGATAATGTATTAGATAATATTGGAGCAATTGCGGGTCCCTTTGCACTTGGTCCAGTTGAAGAACCTATTGATATTACCAACGAACAAGAACTCATCAATGTTTTTGGTAAGCCCCTTTCAACAGACGCACAATATGAGTACTGGATGAGTGCATCCTCATACCTTTCTTATGGCGGCGTTCTTAAGGTTGTAAGAGCAGACGGAACTACCCTTAACAATGCAAACGCTGGCGTTGGAATGGCGTCAACTACCGTCAAAATTAAAAACTTTGATGACTACGAAGCAAATCATTCTGATGATATTGCCGACTATGTATTTGCTGCAAAGAACCCAGGTTCTTGGGCAAATAACTTAAAAGTCTGCATGATCGATGATGCTGCAGACCAAATCATCGGTATCACAACAACTAATGCTGGCGCAGCTGGTGCTCAGGTTGGTTTCGGTGTTACTACTGATATTAGCGGAAGCGTCATTCCTGGTGCAGGCACAACTGATACCTTCACTGGATATCTTAAGGGCATCATTACTGGTGTTACAACTGCCTCAACAACAGGAAGCAGCACGTTCGATGTAAAAATTCTTTCTAGAGTTTCTACTGCATCTACCGATAACGGCACTGCATATCCTATATCATATGCACAAGGAAATTCTACTGCAGAGTTCCAGGCATCTGATACCATCTACTTCACCAATAACTCTGGTATTAGCACAGGTAACGGAAGCGTAACCACTGCTGGTTCTAAGAAAGACTGGTATGATGAGCAAACACTTTCACTGACCAACTCAGTAATTTACTGGAAGTCCTTAGCACCAAAACCATTAACTAACAGATATGCTTCTGATAGAAATGCAAAAGGTGACGGTCTTCACGTTGTTGTCGTTGATGACACAGGAAGCGTAACTGGTATCCAAGGAAACTTACTTGAGAAGCATCTGAACCTTTCTAAGGCAAGTGATTCTGTAGCAGATGCAAATGCACCTCAGAAGAACTTCTGGAAGAACTATCTTGCATTGAACTCTGAGAATGTTTTTGTTGGCGATAACCCATCGACTGGGGAAGATACCTACAATAACACAGTTCCACTCGCAACTGGTTTCCAAAGTGATGGATATACTCCAATCACCGAAGCATCTGGTGCATGGAACCAGAAGGTACAGGGAGTTACATTTAGTGCTCTCGGAAACGTAACTTACACGTTTGCTGGCGGTGTTGACTATTCCTCTATCAACGGAATGCAAGCAACTCTTGGTAGCATCAAGACTGCATACGACTTATTCTCAAATGAGGATGAAATTGCAGTTGACTACTTAATTATGGGTCCTGGACTTACAAGTAAGTTTGAGTCTCAAGCAAAGGCAAACCACTTGATTGCACTTGCTGGAGCAAGAAAGGATTGTGTAGCAACTATCTCTCCACATAGAGCAGACGTTGTTGATGTCACTAATACTGACACTCAGACAGATAACATCATTGAGTTCTACTCACCACTGTCTTCTTCGTCTTACGCGGTATTTGACACTGGTTATAAGTACACTTATGACCGCTTTAACGATAAGTTCCGCTATATTCCAACCAACGCTGATGTTGCTGGTCTGATGCATAGAACTTCGATTCTTGCATATCCTTGGTTCTCGCCCGCAGGTCAACAGAGAGGTATCCTGAACAATGCAATCAAACTTGCATATAACCCAAACAAGTCACAGAGAGACCAACTGTATCCACTGAGAATTAACTCTATTGTTAATCAACCTGGAACTGGTATTCTTCTCTTTGGTGACAAAACTGCTCTCTCATATGCATCTGCATTCGATAGAATCAACGTTCGTCGCCTGTTCCTCACTGTTGAGCAAGCACTTCAAAGATCTGCTGAAGCACAACTGTTTGAACTGAATGACCAAATCACCAGAGCAAACTTTGTCAACATTGTTGAACCATATCTGCGTGACATTCAAGCAAAGCGTGGTATCTACGGATTCCTGGTTGTTTGCGATGAAACTAACAATACTCCAGATGTCATTGACAACAATGAGTTTAGAGCAGACATCTTCCTGAAGCCTGCTAAGTCTATCAACTACGTCACCCTCACCTTCGTTGCTACCAGAACTGGTATTAGCTTTGAAGAAGTAGCAGGTAGAGTTTGATTTAGATTATAAATTACTAAAGGAGGACCCTAAAAATGGCACAAATTCCAACTAGAGGAATCTCAGCTTTTAAATCAAAACTTATCGGGGGTGGCGCACGTCCTAATCTTTTCGAGGTGGACGTGACTTTCCCAACTGCTGTTAACCTTGGTATTCAAGGCGATGGCACTGGACAGTTTGATTCTGAGAACTTCAGATTTCTTTGCAAAGCAGCACAGCTTCCTGGTTCAAATGTTACCCCTATCGACGTTCCCTTCAGAGGACGCACTCTGAAAGTTGCGGGCGATAGAACTATTGATCCATGGTCTGTCACCATCATTAACGATGAAGACTTCTCACATAGAAGAGCATTTGAAGCATGGGCACAAAACATTGCTCAGTATGGTGACCACTCTGGTATGACCAACCCAGCAGATTATATGGGCAACGCAATTGTCTATCAACTGGGCAGAAGTGAGTCTGTACAGCAAGGAACCAATACAACTGGAGACAACTCCAGAATTCTGGCACAATATCGTTTCATTGATATTTTCCCAACCAACGTTTCACCCATTGAACTTTCATATGATGGTGGTGACGTTCTTGAGGAGTTTACAGTTGACTTCCAAGTTCAGTACTACTTCCCCGAAGCACCTGGAACTGGAGCTTGATAAATAGTTTGAAGATAAGTTCAGACCTTAAATAATGGCAAAACTCTTTGGTTTCTCAATTGAAGACGGTAACCAAAAATTACCACCCTCAGCGGTCTCGCCCGTTCCTCCTAATAACGAGGACGGGTCTGACCATTATCTGAGTAGTGGTTTTTTTGGTTCTTATGTAGATATTGAGGGAGTATATCGCACTGAGTTTGATTTGATCAAGCGTTATCGTGAAATGGCACTTCACCCTGAATGTGATAGTGCCATTGAAGACGTTGTAAATGAAGCAGTTGTATCAGATACAAATGACACTCCTGTAGAAATTGAATTATCTAACTTGAATGCCAGCGATGGTATTAAGAAGAAAATTAGAGAAGAGTTTAAATATATTCTTGACCTTCTAGACTTTGACAAGAAGGCACACGAAATTTATAGAAACTGGTATATCGACGGTCGTTTATATTACCATAAGATTATTGATTTCAAAAATCCCCAAGAAGGGATTCAAGAACTAAGATATATTGACGCACTTAAGATTCGTTATGTACGTCAAATGAAGAAGCCTAAAAAGGATGTTCGTTTGGCAAATATTCAAACAGACAATCCCATGGAATATGAGTTCCCTGAGATTGAAGAGTATTTCGTATATAATCCAAAGTCAACATACCCAGCAAATAACCCTAGTTCTATGACTGGTGGTAATAAGGGTGTTAAAATTGCAAGAGATGCAATTACATATTGCACTTCTGGTCTGGTAGATAGAAATAAAGGATCGACTCTTTCATATCTTCACAAAGCAATCAAGTCTCTCAACCAGTTGAGAATGATTGAAGACTCTCTGGTTATCTACCGTTTGAGTAGAGCACCTGAGCGTCGTATCTTCTACATTGATGTTGGTAATCTGCCTAAGCAAAAAGCAGAACAATAT